CACACCTCCCTATCTATATAATTTATGCTAATTTAAAAGCAGCTGCTTTTACATTTGTGGCCTCATCTATTGTAAATGATACATAACCGGTCGTATTTGCATTAAATCGATGGGTAGGAAATGGGCCAATTATCCAGTCATCACCATCCGGAATAACACAAGTTATATTATGGGTTCCACCCTGGTCACACTCTTGCGCACTGCTAATAGTAACGGTGCAGTCACCACCGGCCGCGGTATTAATTATATGTAAAAAAGTTTTCCCATCATTTACAAAATATCCGCCCTCCACAGCTAGTGTTGTATAACTTGTTGTTAATGATAAAAATTCTTTTCCAGTATAACTTATTTCTATTGGTGTCAATTGCTGTATTGCCATATTTATTTACACCTCCTTATCAAGCTAATTTAAAAGCACATGCCGTAATATCAGCAAAGGCCGACAATCTAATTGTTACTTTCCCAGTACTAGGTTCATTAAATATATGTGTAGGAAATGGCCCCACCATATAATCATCGCCAAATGGTATAGTTATTGCCTCGTCATGCTCTGAACTACCGTTAAAATCGCATGTGTTAGGAACATCAACGGTCGCTGTGAGAGAAACCGCCCCACTATCATTTTTTATATTAATAATAGTCTTTCCATCATTTAAAAAGGAATAACCATCGACCGCTGTCGCGGCCTCATAATCTGCTGTATCGCTATAAGCTTCTACACCGTTAAAATCGACGTCCTTTGGTGTCAATGTTACTACTGCCATCTTTCAATCACCTCTTTTTATTAATAATATTTTCTATATGGTGTTAACATATTTATAATACTTGAAGGATATCCATAATAAACTTTAGATATTCCAAAACTTACAGAATAATCATCAATTTTTTCTGTCTGAATACCCTTATTAATTTTATTATTATCTTCAGATAATCTGTAATTTATCATTGATGAAAATGGAAATTTCAAGGCCTTTGAATACCATAATTTATAAATTCCAATATATTCTCCAGCCACTTCATCAGTAACTTGACCATAAGTACTATCTAAAGTTATGTAAGCACCTCCGGCATCTATTCCACTTATATAATAAATACCATCATTTTCTAAACTTCCCCTTACTTTTATTGTATTTCCAACAATAAAAGTAGTTAAATTACTAGCAGAATCATTAATTTTATTTGTTGAGGCTGTAAAGCTTAAAGTATTTGCCCCAATATATTTATTATTATCAATATCAATATCTCTAATAAAATGATTTTTACAAATATCGTGTAATTCAGCTTCAACTATATTCATTAAAAAAGCTATTCGGGCATCTTTGCTAGTATCTCCGGCGTTAATTCCTAATATATTTTTTATTTCTGCTACTGTTGCTATCATAATTACACCCCATAATAACAAATAGCTAGACCACCAGCTCCAATTGTTACGCTAGTATAACGGCCCAATACTACTGTTCCAGCCAGTAAAGATTTAGTCGTTATTCCAGATACGTTTCCAACCGCTGTTATTGTACAATCTGCTAAAACCTGAATAGCTTGAAATACAAATCCAGTTGCCGGCGTAATTGTTGCAGCTCCAGAACATTGCCCCCCATAATTGCCTAGGCTTGTATTTTGTAGTTCTGTTAATTTTGGAAGACTCATTTTACCACCTTCTTAATTATATTCATTATTTATGCTATATAGCCGCCATCCACAATGCTACAATATTCAACAATTACATCTAAATCGACCGCCGTTGCCCCTGTTCCTTGCAGGTCAATTGTAATTGTTTTTGTAGCTTTCAAGACTGCCGCACCATTAAACGATAATTGTTCATCATCCGCGTTTATTGAAGCCGTTACAGCCGTTGCCGCACTTATAAACTCGACTGCCTGACTTGCACCGCCCTCTATTGCTGCACTTGTCAAGTCTGCTGTTGTTACGCCGTTTGCCCTTAGTACTATTCTTTTTATTAGACAAGCTTGTGTTGTTATAGTTCCGACCACTGTTACCCCAGCATCCGCTGCTGCTGTAATATTAGCCATAAAGACCTGATTCTTGCCTGCCTGCCTATTACACGCATCGGATGGAGTTTCTATTTTATCAACTTCTGTTTGTATATTTGCAAATTTTGTTACGGCTGTTACGTTTGCAAAATCACCAAGTAACGCGCCCAATGTAGCTGTACCACCGGCGTTCACTATTGTTCCTATAACACCAGTATCTACCAAAATTTGTTGAATTAAAGATACAATTGAGGTTCCAGCGATTGTATCTGTTTTATTACCAATAACTTGATTAACTGTATCATTTGTTGCTAAGTCGGCAGTTGGAACGTCAAATAGTCCATCAATTGTTGTTAATCTGCTAACAAGTGTATTATTTGCAAAGTCTCCAAATATACCACCTATTGAGGCAACACCGCCAGCATTTACCATAGTTCCAATAGATGCAATTAATTGTTTTGCTAAAGCAATAATAGAGGTTCCAGCGACTGTATCGTCTTTGTTACCGATAACGTCTGATATTACAGCATTGTCAGCAACATCGGCGACTGGTACATCGTGGAAAGCATCTACTATTACTAATGCCGCTAATAATTGTTTGCATAAGGCAACCAAACTATCTCCACCGGTTGTATCACTTTTATTTCCTATTACTTCGTTAGTTTGAGCATTTGCCGCCGAATCTATGCCGGGTACATCTTGAAATTCGTCAACAATTACTAAGGCTGCAATTATTTGTGCTATTTCGGCATCGACTGCTGCTAAAATTTCCGCAATTTCAGTAACGGATGCCGCCTCAATAGCATCGGCCACGGCTTTTATTGCTGCAATATCGGCACTCATAGAAGCACCAGCCGGTGCGCCCTCTCTAGCATAAATCTGCTTTAATAAAGCAATAATAGAGGTTCCAGCGACTGTATCATTTTTATTTCCAACAACATCAGACATAACGACATTATCAGCAACATCGGCGACTGGTACATCATGAAAGGCATCTATAACAGCTAAAGCCGCCGCGACCGCGCTTGTGTCTAATCCTGCAATTGGAGTATCTTGAGAACCTTGCACACTTGTTCCATTTTCGCCACATATTCCTTTAAACAACCAAGTAGTTCCCGAAATAGTATCAACAGCAAATTTTGAATAAGTTACGTCACCATGATTATATATTATTGCGTTTATTACAGCATTTATAGATGCTGTTCCTGTAAATTCCACAACGCTTGTATTAGCTAGGCCAAAAAAATCTACATCAATTCTTGCATAATCTGAGCCAACTAAATTAATATAGCTTGTATTTCCTGACCCTGTAGTAAATCCAATATGTTTGGCTTTAAGTTTTAAATGATTACATGTAGTTTCTGATAAAAACCAGTATGTTGCCTCAATTAAATTAGTTGAATCCCTGGTCTCTACATCGATATCAAGACCAACCCCTTTTAATAACATAGGGCCTGTTAGGGCATCTATTCCACCAATTATAATAAAGTTTTTAAATACAGTGCTATCGGCAGCAAATTCGATACTTGCATCAGTTGCTGTTTTTATTGTGATTTTTGGTCTGTCCTCACCTTCGCCAATACCAAATATTTTTATACCATCAATATCAATATCAAGTTCACTGGCTGAAATAATATTTTCTGCATGGCCCGGTAATACAATTATAATATCACCTTGGTTTGCTGTGCATTTATCTTTAGCATCACCAATTGTTGCTACTGGGTGATTTATGTCTGTTCCTGCACTATATACCGAACCTGTGCCACTATGAACAAAATACATATTGCCTTTCATTGTTAATAATGTTTGAAAGGCTGCATCTAATTCTCTTTTTAAAATTGGATTATTAATGTGTAATTCTGGAAATGCCATTTTTATTCCTCCTTAATTAGTAGACAGGGTTAAACCCTGTCATTCGTTCCTAATCATATTATAAGGCTATTTAAGCCGATTTAAGATTTGTTATACTACCATGATACATTTCTGGCCCATAGTCAAGACCAATTTGTGTATAAATTTGGCCTTTATCAGATGCACCAATTTTTGCCAAAGGTTCATCAATAATTAATTTCCCATTTACAGGGCAAAAAATAACCCCAATAACTGACATGTCAACTATTGCAATTTCACCCACTGGCATATTTGGATCCCACATAATACCGATTTCACAGAAATTTGTAATTATTTTTTGAATGTTTACACCTCCAACATTTATACTTTCTGGAGCATATCCATAAACATCTGAAATTTTTGTTAATTGAAAAGCATTGCAAAGCAAAATCATATTGTCAAATTGTGCATTTGCTGACATTTCAATTAATAGTTCGTCAATTTTTGCCTTTGTTAAATAAGCCGCGCCGCCATCTACGGTGTTTGTATCAATTGCATCTAATATTCCAGCTGTTCCAGCAGCAACAGCCGGGCCAGTTGAATTTATATAAGTTCCATTTATAAAAGCATAATCAACATCACCAGCAATTTGTTTTAATGCAGCTGCTTTTTGAAATGTAAGTTCATTAGTTACCGGCTGATTTCCAGCACTTGACGTGCCGGTTGTTCCTGCACTAATAACTATTTCGTTATAAGTAGATTGTTTAGGATAACTTACTTCGTAACATTCTTGAAATATTTGACATGTATTCAAATCCTGAGTTCTAACTTTGGTTGATGCTGTTTGTGCGCCAACAGCAACAGCTTCTGAGATTGGCACATTGGTCGGCGTTACACTCCATGTTTGACCAGTACTAAATATAAATGATGCTGTTGTTTTTCCTGCATTTAATCCCCCAATTGCGCTAAAAAATGGAGATTTCTTTTTACCAATTTGATATAAAATACCTAGTTGGTTAAGATCGTCCCTATCTGTATATGCCATTTATAAATCATTCCTTCCTTATTCCAGTTTTTTAATTTGTTCTCCTATTGACAACATTTCTGTAAAATTACCAGCCTTTTCAGCTTCATTATATTTATTTATTAATTGTTGCTTAACTCCTCCACCAAGATTATTAGCACCCGGTGTAGTTCCTGGCTTTACATTTCCCCCTGTTTCAATAGTAGTAAACATTTGAGGGTATTTTTCTTTAATATTCTTAATATCAAAATTCTTTAAATTTTCGCCATCAATTTCAATTGACTCCAGGTCTAAAGTTTTTAATATTAAATCTTCATATACTGCACCCTCTTCTTTCAATTTCTTTGATAAAATAGATTTTTTTGTTATTCCCAATATTTCCTTATCTTTTAAACTAATATCAGTATTATACTTAGTTGTTAACGACTCGTATTTTGTTTTTAAATCTGCATTATCGTTTAAAAGTTTTTCAACATCAGTATTTTTACTTTCATAATCTGTTATTTTACCTTTTAATAATTTTACCTCTTCATTCTTGTTATTAAATTTTTCTACTGGAATATAAGATCCATCATTTAAAATAATTTTCTTATCTCCCAATTTCGGTAATACCTGGTTGTATAATTCTTCACCTAATAAAACTTTTAACCATTCCATAATTTTCAAATCTCCTTTTCTGAATTAGGTTTTTTAAGTGGTCACCCTCCACCATATCAGCACTTTTTTAAAGAAAGTATAACTCAAAAAAACTCTATATTTACGGCTACTAAAGTACATCGACAATGAATATCTTCTTTAGCAACACCGAAACCACCAGGATATTTGGTTTTATATTCGCCTGAATAGAAAAAACCATCTTTATCTGCTAACTGTCCATCAAGAGCGACATGTGTCGGTCTTGTCTTTCCGTCCTTTGTTGCCATCCAGCTTATATCAAATTTATTGCCCTCGGCTTTACTTCTATCAAATCCTTTTCTTGTTGATTCTTCCCTAATTCTGTGTGCTTCTGTCCATGCTATACGTAAAGCCCTTCTTTTATCTATTCCTATTGTTTTTGATATTTCGGATGCCATAACTTGATAAGAACGCCCTTTTGACATTCCAGCCTTAATAATTTTCATACAATCTTTTTTTATATTAGTAAAATTTATAACTAATCTTTTTGTTATTGTTTTTCCTGCCACTTTTCTATTTGTGATTAATTTTGCTAATTTTTGCGCCTCTTCCTTTATCTTATCTGTTTTTTTTATGTTAATCAATCCTTTTAAGTAGCTTTTATCACTTAAATTTTCTAAATCTTTTATCATTTTTGTTGATAATTTACCATAAGATTTATTAACAACTGTTTTTATTTCTCCTTCCAGGGCTTTTATTTTCTTTGATGGAGTCATTTTTTTATTTTCAAAACTAATTAAAATATTTTCTAAATCTAAAGATAGTTGATTATACAATTTAGTTATCTCAGCTTTAGTCATTCTCTAAAACCACCATTAATATATTTTCTTTTACAATCTTCTGAACATAAAGCCCTGTTTTTGTTATAAGAATTTATTGATGTAAATTCTTTTTGGCATATAAAACATGTATAATCATTTTCTTGTTTAACTTCAATCTCTGCTTCAGGTTTTATATAACTTTTATTTAGTTTTTTTAAAGTTTTAATATTTAAATATATATCAATAGCTAAAAATAATAATATTAAATAAGCC